TTTCTGATGAGGTAGTTAATTTATGAGCTGTGGCTAGGTGCATTTTTTCATCAAGCACATAGATTCCAAAAAGGATTCGAAGCGCCATGAAGGTAGATTTACCTTGCTGTCTGGGAAGCATGATCCCTATAAGTGGATGTAGCCACCTGCCATCTGGCTTATATCTCAGGCAGTCTCGAGCCAACTGTTCCTGCCAAGGCAGAAGCGGAAAGCCGATATCGATGCAGAACTGAATCATCTCATCGCCCCTAGTAGGCAAATCGCTAGGCTTAGAGCGGATTCTAGGCGTTTGTGAGCCGTATCTTACTTCTGTTACCCCTACCTCATCAGAAATCTTCTTTAAGGTCTCAGAAATTATTGAGAACTCCCAAATGCTGCTAGATAACTTCGCTAAGAAGTACGAATCTAAAGGATCGCAGGAGATTCGGTTTAAAAATAAGGCTCGATACCTAATCAGAGCCGGTAACTCAGCTGCTCGAGGTATTGCTGCACCCGACGTAATCCATATTGACGAGTTGCGAGAATTCGATACCGAAGACGTGTGGTCATCGATGCGATTTACTCAGATGAGTAATCCCAACCCGCAGGCCTATGTCTATTCCAACGCAGGCCACGCCAATTCGGTTCTATTGCACAAGTTTCGAGAGCGAGGCCTTGCAGCTAGTGAAGGCGCAGATGATTCTATTGGCTGGTTTGAATGGAGCGCTGAGCCAGGGGCTGAGATAACCGATAAGGAAGCCTGGTATCAAAGTAATCCGAGCCTTGGTCACACAGTCCACGAGGACAATATCAAGGACAGCCTTTCGGATCGTGAAGATATCTTTAGGACAGAAATCCTTTGCCAGTTTGTCTCAATGATTAACCCGGTTATCTCAGAAGCTGAATGGAAGAAGTGCAAGGTCGATGACCTGCCTCAACTCGATGTGGAAGTCGATACTTGGATGGCTATCGATTTAAGCCCGGACAGAAAGCATGGGTCGCTCGTCGCAGGCCAGCGCATCGATGGGGATAGGTTCATGGTTAGCCTTCTTCATACTTGGTTTAACCCAGTCAACCTTGATGATAAAGAAATGGCTAACGATATTGCTTACTGGGTTCGCAAGTTCCCAGTTAATGCCGTTGCCTATAGCAAGTCCACAGCCTCAGCAGTTGCAGCGCGTTTAGCGCCTGCCGGAATCCCTATCCATGAGATTACAGGTCAGGAATATCAGCAGAGTTGCGATGAATTCGTATCAGCGGTTTCTAGCCTTCGCCTTGCTCATTCGGATCAAGAGGAATTAACAAAGCAGGTTCTTAGCGCGGTTAAATTAACTCGAGGCGATGGCGGTTGGGTTATGGGACGTAAAGCTTCTGGAATTGTCTGCGGTGCAGTTGCGTCAGCAATGGTTACTCACTTTGCGACACGCGCTGAGTCAGAGGTTGACATTCAGATAGGGTAATGTCTAGGCAATAGCGTATAATATGTCCAATGGGAATCCGGGACATTTTTACATCTTCTAAGCCAGCCGTCGAGATTACAGTCGACGCCGCTTCTACCCCTGCGCCGTTTAATAACACAGCTTCTTTCAACCCTTTCGTATTTACTCAATCAGTAGCAAGCCGTCAACAGGCCATGGCAGTACCAACAATTGCTCGCGCTAGAAACATTATCTGCTCAACTCTTGCAGCTTTGCCTTTGGAGCAATACTCAAAGGTTGATGGATCACACATGGGAACCCCAGCGGTTATTAATCAACCAGACCCACGCGTTCCTGGTTCTGCTATTTATGCCTGGCTTGCAGAAGATTTACTATTTCATGGCGTTGGCTATGGTCAAGTTTTAGAGCAATATGGGGACACAGGTCGCGTTCGCGCATGGACTCGAATTGCTCCAGACCGCGTAACACCAAAATTAAATAATAACCAAACTGAAATTGTTGGATATCAAGTCGATGGATCAGTGGTTCCAACTCAAGGCGTTGGTTCTCTTGTAGTTTTCTACGGACTTGATGAAGGCTTACTAAATCGCGCAGGCCGCACAATTCGCGCAGCTCATGCATTAGAGCAAGCGGCTGAAACTTTTGCTAAAGAGCCAGTCCCGCTACAAGTTCTCAAGTCAAACGGCACCAATCTTCCAGCAGAGCGCATCTCCAAACTTCTTGAGTCATGGAGAACTGCTCGACTAACAAAATCAACAGCGTTTCTTAATGCTGATGTTGAATTGCAGGCGTTGGGCATCGATCCAGCCAAATTACAGCTGAACGAGGCTCGTCAGTACGTCGCGTTGGAATTGGCTCGCGCCTGCAACCTTCCTGCCTACTTCGTAAGCGCTGAAGCATCGAGCATGACCTACTCCAACAGCGTTTCGGAGCGCCGTTCTCTTATTGACTTTTCCATGAAGCCAATCCTTGCCAGCATCGAGCAAAGGCTCTCCATGCCGGACTTTTGCCCTTCAACTGGCGAAATCCGTTTTAGCCTTGATGAATTCCTGCGTTCAGATGCGCTACAGCGCGCTCAAGTATATGAAATTCTCAATCGCATCGGTGCTATGAGCATCGAGCAGATTCGTGAAGAAGAAGATCTAATCGATAACAAGGAGACCCGATGAAGATAACCATGCCTTACGCCATTACAGCGGCGGATGCAGAATCTCGCATCATCGCAGGCCGCATCGTGACCTGGAACGCTGAAGGCAATACATCAGCAGGCCGCACTATGTTTAAGTCTGATTCAATCACCATGGCTAAGAACATCAAGTTGGTTCTACAGCATGACGTTACTCGTCCCCTCGGCAAAATGGTTTCTTTCTCAGAAGATGCAGAAGGCATCACAGCAGAATTTAAGATCGCAAAAACAACAGCCGGAAACGATGCTCTTGAGGAAGCCGCAACTGGCCTTCGCTCAGATTTCAGCGTTGGCGTAGATGTTGAAGATTGGGATAACAAGGATGGCGTTATGGCTATCAGTTCATCCAAGCTCATCGAGGTCAGCCTGGTTACAGACGGCGCCATTCCCGGCGCTGAGGTCGCAAAAGTAGCGGCAGTAGAAAACGAAGTTTCTGAGACAACTCAGGAAGAAACACAATCAACCACAGAAGGAGAACAAGTGTCAGACACTACCAATCCAGATGTTGCTCCTGCCGCTGAATCGGTAGAAGCTGCAAAGGTTGAAGTAAAGGCTGCAACAGCACCTTATATTTCAACTACTGTTCGTAACCCAATCGTTGATAAGGCTTCTTATCTCGAGCATTCAGTACGCGCTTCACTCGGCAACGACACATCAAAGATGTACGTTGCAGCGGCAGCAGATACAACAGACAATGCTGGTCTTGTACCAACACGTCAACTTACAGAAGTTATCAATGGCATCTCAAACGCAGATCGTCCATTCATTGACTCAATTTCATCAGGCGCATTGCCAGATGCAGGAATGACTTTCGAAATTCCTAAAATCACAGTTGCTCCAACAGTCGCAGTTGCATCTGAAGGTGGCGCGCCATCTGAGACAGACATGAACAGCGCGTTCGTTACTGTAAATGTCCAGAAGTTCATTGGCCGTCAGACATTTTCGCTTGAGCTTCTAGATCGCAGCTCACCAGCGTTCTTTGCCGAACTTGTACGTCAAATGGAGTTTGCTTACGCAAAGGCTACAGACACAGCAGTTGGCACCGCGCTAATCAACGGCGGAACAAACGGCGGAGATCGTGCAGCAATTACTACAGGCGCTCTTGCAGCTGATTTCGTATCAGATGCAGCAGTTTCTATCTACAAGGGAACCCTTGGCTTTGCAGAAAACATCGTAGTTTCACCAGAACAATGGGGAACTTTGATGGGCTTGGTCGATTCTTCAAATCGTCCAATTTTCCAGCAGACAATTAACCCACAGAACGCAGGCGGCTCACTTACAGCCACAGCGGTTCGTGGAAACCTACTCGGACTTAACCTCCGCGTTTCTCGTGCTTTGACAGATGGTTCAGGAATTGGCGATAACACAATGATCGTCATTAACCCAGATTCATACACATGGTACGAAAGCCCACGCCTTTCACTTCAGACCAATCTAATCTCAACAGGTCAGGTTGAAGTTGGATACTACGGCTACGGCGCAATCGCTACCAAGATTGGTGCAGGCGCTTACCGCTACATGGTTGCATAACCAATAACTAATCATGGGGGAGCTGCTGCTCCCGGTGGCTCCCCCAGTCGTTTAATAGAGAGGATGTAGAGATGCCAACAATAGTTACCGCAGCTGAGCTGAGGTCTGTCCTTGGTGTCTCTACAGCCCTTTATAGCGACGCATATTTGAATGATGTAATCGATACAGCAGAAACAGTAATCTTGCCTATGCTGGTTAAGTATTCAAGCCCTATCGATGTAGTAGCGCTTCAAGATAACATCGCAACATATTATGTCCTTGGTGATAATAACTTTGGAGTGGGTCAGAGCGTAGTCGTAACAGGCGTAGGCTCCCCATTCAATGGCACTTTTACAATCCTAGAATCCAGCAACTTAGATTACGATTCATTCATTCTACGATCTAACTCACGCATATTCCTAGATGGTTCATATAGAGAATTCAACGGCTTCTTCACAGTAGCCCTAGTAAACGCAGACATTACAGAACGCAAGGTAATCCCATCAGGCTTAGCAACGCTATCCGGCGCATCTACTTATGTAGGCAACAGCGCCGTAGAGTCAGCAGTCCTAGCCGTATCAGTTGAAGTATTCCAATCCCGCATTGCCCCAGGTGGACAGATCGAGGGAATCGACTTTACCCAAGTAAGCCCTTACCGCTTAGGCCGTAGCCTCTTTAATCGAGTGTCAGGACTTCTCGGAGCGTTTATCGACACCGATTCCATGGTGCAATAATGCCAGCTTCTACAATCCTTGACACAGTTCGCCAGCCATTAGCTACAGCCTTTGCAGGCGTGGCAGGCAACGTCTATGCCTACGTCCCAGAGGCTCCCATGGTGCCATTTGTGGTGACAGTTCCCGATTCACCTTACCTAGAATTAGAGACCATTAACAGTTCCACGCTTCACATTAAAATTAATCTTGTCATCTCAGTAGCAGTTGCCTATAACAGCAACCCTGCATCGCTCGACAATCTCGAGCAGCTCGTCATAAGTGTTCTGAAGGTAATCCCAGTTGGGTACATCGTCGGAGCGGTTGAAAAACCAACAGTAACTCAAGTTGGCCCTTCCAATGTTTTGGTGGCTGATATCAGAGTTTCTACCTACTATACACAAACAAACTAAAGGAAAATAATATGGCAACTGTAGTAATCACAGGTCGCGATATTTCTCTATCTTTCACAGGTGGAACAGATATCGAGGCACAGGCAACCAACGCAGTATTGACAAAGGTTCTAGATCGTCAGACCTATCAGACACTCGATGGCGAAGCTTACAAAACCACTAACGTCACAGCGACATTCCAGCTCGACATGCTTGCAGACTGGGGCAAGGCTAACTCAGTATGCGAAGCACTCTGGACAGCCTGCGACACAGCACCGGACACAGATATCACAATCAGCCTTACAGCTGCTACAGGTGCAGTCTTTTCATTCCCTATCAAGCCTTCTTACCCAACAGTCGGCGGGTCAGGCATTGATGCTCAGACAGTCTCCTATACTTTCCTAGTATCAAACGGCGCGGTCACAGAGACCTTCAGCTAAAAAATAGAAACGGGAGCAAACAATGCAACAGCAGATAACAATTAAATATACAGATGGATCCGAAACCACTTACATGGTTCGTCCACCAGATTACGCCCGCTGGGAAATGACAACTAAAAAGGTTATCTCCCAGTTCGGCGGGATGTGGGACATTCTTTATGTCGCTCACAACGCCATGAAGCGTGATGCAGGCGGAAAGCCAACCAAGCCTCTTGAGGTCTGGATGGAAACAGTCGCAGACGTTGAAGTAGGTGAAGGAGACCCAAAAGTCATCCAAGAGGAAGCGTAAGCCGACTCTTGGTTGAACTGGCAATAGCCACACAAATCCCTATGGATCAATGGCAAACTGCCGAAGACATTCTTACAGCTGTAGAGATATTGGAGCAGAGAAATGGCAAGTGAACTCGTAGCACTTGACCAAACAGAACTGCGCCAGGTATTTAAGGCGCTGAAGAATATGGGTGAAGAAGCCAACGATGAAGCCAAGCGTCAATCAGGCGCTTTGGCTGAATTCTCTAGAGCAGAAGTTATCCAGAAGGCAAGGTCGCTACAAAGTAGCAAAGTTGCTGGACGTATCGCAGATGGTTCTAGAGTTAAGAAGTCCAGCCGCATTGGTGAGATTACCTATGGCTTTGCTTCTCAGAAGTTCTCAGGTGGCGCAACCACTAGAGATATTTGGGGCGGTTCAGAATTCGGATCTAACAAGTTTAAGCAATTCCCGGTGTGGTCAGGCCGTCAAGGTCGAGGCTCTAAGGGTTGGTTTATCTATCCAACGCTTCGCAGGATTCAACCTGAGATAGTTGCTAGATGGACTGAATCATTTAACAAGGTATTGAAGGAGTGGGGCTAATGGCTACAGGTACAAGAGCGTTAACGCTTAAACTCCTTGCCGACGTCGATAACTTCACGAAGAACCTCGACAAAGCCGATAAAGATGTTTCTACTTTTGGCGATAAGGTCGGAGACTTTGGCAAGAAGGCAGGATTAGCCTTTGCCGCGGCTGGTGCAGCCGCAGTCGCCTACGCGGGCAAATTAGCCATCGATGGCGTTAAATCAGCCATTGCGGATGCGGCAGCGCAGGAAAAGTTAGCCCTAACCCTTAAGAACGTCACAGGGGCTACAAATGCCCAAATTGAGGCTACCGAAGATTACATCACCAAAACATCGATGGCCTTTGGCGTTACCGATGATGAACTACGTCCAAGCCTTGAGCGTCTAGCTCGTGCAACTGGTGACGTAGAAAAGGCACAGAAGCTACAGACAATAGCAATTGACGTAGCCGCAGGATCAGGTAAGTCGCTCGAAGCCGTAACCAATGCGATGGCAAAAGCCGCCGAAGGCAATACAACAGCCCTTAGCAAATTAGGCGTTGGCCTTACAGCTGCACAGCTAAAGACCATGAGCATGGATGAGGTTACGGCAAAGCTAGCCAGCACCTTTGCTAATCAGGCATCAACTCAAGCTGATACTTTCCAAGGCAAATTAACTCGACTACAAATTGCCTTTGATGAAGGCAAAGAGACAGTTGGCGCATTTATCCTTGACGCCATAACCCCATTTGTTACCATCGTGGTCAATAAAGTAATTCCAGCAATAGCAGAGTTTACAAGCAATCTTGGCGACAAGTTGCAGCCAGTTCTAAGATTTATTCAGCCAATCATCAATGGGTTAAAATCTGCCTTTGATAGTGTGCGTGGATCACTACAGCGCAACAATGATGAACTCAAGCCATTTTTTAACCTTTTGCAAAACATCGGTGAATTTTCTCGTGATGTACTTGCACCCATTTTGGGCAAGACGCTAGGCGGGGCGTTTAGGTTATTGGGTGGAATCTTGTCGGAAATCATCGACCAGTTTGCCAACCTTGTAAGCCTTATTACAAATATTTACAACCGCATTAAAGGCATCATTGACGCGATTAAGAGTGCCGGCAGCGCGGTCGGCAATTTCTTCTCAGGAGCTTCATCATCTAGCGGAGCATCATTTTCAAATGCAGCAACTTCAGTAACGTCACCTATGGCGGCAACACCATCGCTGCCTTCAGATGGCATGATTTCATACAATCCGCGGACTGGCTTAAATTACAATCCAAATGCTGGAATGACCAATATTACAGTCAATGGGGCAATCGATCCTGAATCAACAGCCCGCCAGATAGTCGGCCTTCTAAATGATTCATCAGCTCGAGGAACCTTGGGCGGCGCTGGAATCTACGCATGACCGCCTATACACCTGATTACAAGGTTCTAGTAAACGCAGTCGAATTAACCGATGTAACCCTGGCTAACCTAACGATTACCAGCGGGCGCACAGATATCAATACCCAGCCGATTGCCGGGTACTGCCAAGTGCAGCTATTAAATGTAAATAACGTAGCCTACGATTTTACTGTAGGCACCAGCATCACTATTGAAGTAACTAACAGCATTGGCACATTTATCCCTATTTTCGGCGGGACTATTTCAGATTTCACCACAGCAGTTAATCGCTCAGGCAACCTTGAATTTACAACCATAATTAACATTACAGCATTAGGGGCTTTAGCTAAGTTAACCAAGATAATCGATGAAGGCGTATTAGCGCAGGATCAAGACGGCGACCAGATTTACAGCCTTCTCGATAACTATCTTCTAGGTGAATGGCTAGATGTAGCAGCCGCCCAGACATGGGCTACCTATGACCCTACAGAGACTTGGGCTAATGCGTTAAATCTAGGACTTGGCGAGATTGACCGCCCTGGCGATTTCCTGATGATTGCTCGATCTAGCAACGAAACCGACCTTTACAGTTTATGCTCTGCGATTGCCACTAGCGCCTTAGGGCTTCTTTATGAAGACTCAAACGGCAACATAGGCTATGCAGACAGCACCCATAGACAGGATTATTTGGCAGCCAATGGGTACACGACCCTAGACGCCAATCACGCTAATGGCGTTGGTTTGTCAATTAGCACCCGAGCAGGCGACCTAAGAAACAAGTTTGCTATAACTTACGGCAATAATGGCAATAGTGTTTACACAGCCGAAGATGCCCAAAGCATCAGAGATTATGGCACCTATGCAGAAGCGTTTTTATCCAGCATTAAAGACACAGCAGATGCCGAGTTATATGCAGACCGAGTTATAGCCCTACGATCCCAACCATATCCAAGATTTCAAAACATTACCTTTGAGCTGGGCAATCCAGAAATTGATGATTCAGACCGAGATGCTTTAATTAATATATTTACCGGATTACCTATCTGGATACAGAACCTGCCTCCAAATATATCTGAAGGCTCATTTCAGGGGTATGTCGAGGGCTGGACATTCAGAACAAGCCTAAACAATTTGACCATTACGCTCAATGCGTCTCCGGTCAATTTCAGCCAAGTTGCTGTAAAATGGGAGTCTGTAAACCCAGCAGAAGCTTGGAACACCCTAAGTCCTACCTTGACTTGGATTAACGCGATTGGAGTGGTGGCATAATGCCAACAACAACACCTAACTTTGGATGGTCGGTACCTGTATCGACTGACCTTGTAAAAGATGGCGCCACAGCCATCGAGCTACTAGGCGACAGTATCGATGCTTCGCTAGTTGATCTCAAAGGCGGCACATCTGGTCAAGTCCTTGCAAAAAATAGCAATACCGACATGGACTTCATTTGGGTTGCTCAAGATGATTCGAATGCAATCCAAAATGCAATCGTCGATGCTAAGGGTGACCTAATCGGAGCAACGGCAGCAGATACACCTGCCCGTCTAGCAGTTGGCACAAATGGTCAAGTTCTTACAGCTGATTCAACGGCTGCAACTGGCCTAAAATGGGCTACACCGGCAGGCGGCGGCAAGGTTTTACAGGTTGTTTATTCTTCTTATGCTACTGAAACAACAATTGCTTCAACAAGTTTAACGAGCATTGGACTAACCGGCACAATTACTCCAAGTTCTTCAAGTTCAAAGGTTTTGATTTTAGTAAGCGCACAAGTGCAGTTCTACAAACTCTCAAATATTCAAGGTGCGAAAATGGATTTACAACGTGGTAGCACCACAGTTTTAGATTTGCCACATGTATCCTATGGCCAATTTGCCGGAACTACATCTGTGGCAACCCATATGACGCCATTAAATTACTTGGATTCGCCAGCCACGACTTCTGCCACAACTTACACAGTTAGAGCAGCGGCTAGATTGACCACCGATAGCGGACAGATTTTTGCTCAAACCCAAAGCAGCCCATCAACAATGATTCTCATAGAAATAGGTGCATAATGTCTGCAAATCTTGGTCGCGCTATTTTTTCATTACGTCCAGGCTCTGAATTTGTTTTGGAAAACCATGACTATTCAACTATTGAATGGATCAAACTGGATGGTAAAGCGCCGACAGCAAAAGAAGTAGAAGCTGAAATGCTACGAATTGAAGCTGAGGATGCTGCGACAGAAGCAAACAAGACAGTTGCCAAGGCCGCACTTTTAGAGCGCTTAGGCATCACAGAAGAAGAAGCACGTCTTTTGCTTTCATGACCCCAAAATTATGCAAGGCAGGGGTTCAACTTCGTGAGCAAATCGATGATGCGTTCCCCGATAGAGATCGTAGTAGTGACGGCTGGATTGCCGATTCACGTCATGTTGCTGCGGGTCGCTCTGATCACATCCCCAATGCTTCAGGCTGGGTATGTGCCATCGATGTTGACCGAGACCTTGCAGGTAAATCCGGTAAGCCAGACCTCATGCCTAATTTGGCAGATCAGATTCGTCAAGCTGCAAAAAGAGACAAGCGAATCAAATACGTCATTTTTGATGGACGAATTGCATCGCCTATCTTGGGTTGGCGTTGGAGAAGCTACAAGGGAGCTAATCCGCATCGGAAGCATTGCCACATTTCTTTCACTAAAAAAGGCGAGTCAGATGGCTCGTTCTTTGATATCCCGATGATAGGCGGAACCGAATGAACATGAAGAATCCAGCAATCCTGACAGCAGGAGCGTTTCTAGCTGCGTGGGGTGCGTCTAACTTTGCACTTGATTATCGCTCTGTTCTTTGGGCTGTATTAGCGGGCGTATTTGGATACGCAACTCCGAAAAAGTGACCGCGGCAGACCTCGCAGCTTGGGCTGTAGGAGTAGTTACAGTTCTAGGTGGCTTGGCTGCATATACGCAGTTCATGATTAAACATTATCTTGCAGAGCTAAAGCCTAATGGCGGCTCATCTATCAAGGATCAGGTCAATCGCCTTGAAGCGCGTGTCGATACCATAATCGAGATGTTAGGTAAGTAACACTTATCCTATGGCAAGGAAACGACCAGTCATAGACCTTGATACTTACAGCGCGCTTGATGCCTACTGCATAGCGATGAACGAGTATTACAAGTCATTGCGCCGCGCAGGCTTCTCAGAGACTCATGCTTTCTGGATGCTCGGTGATCGTGAATCTTTCCCAGATTGGATTATCCCCGGCTTACCCAATCGAATAGACAATATCCCCTACGAAGATGAGGATGACGATTAAGCGAATCGTAATACTTTCAGACTTGCAGGTGCCTTTCGAGGATGTGCATGTCACACGCAATATTGCCAAATTTTTACAGACCTTTAAGCCAGACCAGACAGTTACCATAGGTGACGAAATTGACTTTCAAACCATCTCTAAATGGAGTGAGGGAACCCCTCAAGCCTACGAGCAGAGTCTTGGCGATGATCGTGACAGATGCGTCGAACTACTCTGGGAGTTGGGTGTTACTGACTGCATCAGAAGCAATCACACAGATAGACTTTATAACATCATCATGAAGAAGATTCCTAGCTTCTTATCCCTGCCAGAGCTTCGATTCGAGAAGTTTATGAAGTTCGATGAACTAGGCATAACATTCCATAAGAACCCTATGAACATCGCTCCTGGCTGGATTGCCGTCCATGGCGACCATACGCCTATTAAGCAGTTAGGTGGCTTATCAGCCCTAGAAGCGGCTCGTAGGCATGGAAAGAACGTTATCTCTGGACATACTCACAGAGCAGGCCGTAGCGCCTTCACAGAGGCCTCTGGAGGCCGTATAGGGCGTGTTCTGCATGGTGTTGAGGTAGGAAACCTTATGGATTTTAAGCAGGCTGGATACGTCAAGGGAACGGCTAATTGGCAGCAAGCCTTTGCCATCATGTACGTTAAGGGTTCTAACGTCCAAGTGGACATTATCAACATCGAAAAGAATGGCACCTTTATCGTTCAGGGCAAGGTTTATGGACGCCCCCGCTAGCATCGCTATCCCCTATATGGAGGATGAAGACCCTAGCCAAATCGTTATCGTTTCGTTATCTAAAAAAGGCGGATGCCGATTTAGGCTCATGTAAGGTTCTCTCAACAGCCGAAATACGGCTAAAGGGAGATGAAATGACAATTCTGCATTTAATACTATTAGCTAGTCATGGCTTACTAGCTTTGCTTATGTATAAGACCGGCTTTCATGATGGACAAGTAGAAGGCCGCATCGAGCAGTTCCAGAAAGTTAATGGATGAACGCCGGTGACTACCTCAACGAAGCTCGAGCAATCATTCAAGATCGTGGAATGGACTACGGACACCCGACAGACAACATGTCCAGAACCGCACGACTTTGGTCTGCATACCTCGAAATGCCGATTGAAGATTACCAAGTGGCTATGTGCCTTGCACTTGTCAAAGTCGCTAGATCAATGGAATCTGGAAAAGTCGATAATTACGTCGACGGAGCAGCATACTTTGCTATATCAGGACAACTGAGAACTGAGGAGAATGACTTATATGTTTAATTTAGAAGATTACGAGACAGTCGAAGAGCGACTGGTTAAATTCTGGAAGGAACATCCCGATGGTCAGATTCATACGAAATTGCTGGATAGCACTTCTTCTCGCTTTATCGTTGAAGCTAGTATCTTTCGAACTGAGGCTGATATTAGACCTTGGACGACTGGCCTTGCTGAAGAAACAGTCCAGGGTCGCGGCGTTAATGCTACTTCTGCTCTTGAGAATTGCGAAACAAGTGCGATTGGTCGCGCTCTCGCAAATGCGGGCTACGCTACTAAAGGAAAGAGAGCGTCTCGCGAGGAAATGTCAAAGGTTGCCAAAGGCGTTGAAGTAAAGGCTAAGGTCGAAGAAGTAAAGGCTAAGATGGCTCAGACTTCAGGTGAATATGTGCCTGTGCCTGTAGAATCGGATCCATGGAATCAGAGTTTTGCTGCGCCAGTTCAGACAATGGAGACAGCAGTCGAGATGGTGAAATCTACGTTGGGTGCCACGCCGGTGGACGAGAGTTGCATCCATGGATCCCGAATCTGGAAGACCGGTACTAGCAAGGCGAACAAGCCCTGGGGCATGTGGAAGTGTCCAGAATCTAGCACCAGAGATATGCCAGGCGGACAAGTACCATGCGATCCTATTTGGTACGAGATTGACAAAGAAACAGGTCAATGGAAGCCGCAGGTGAAACGTGGGTAAATTATATTTCCGTAATATGGATGATGAATGGGAGCAATTCCCAACAGATGAGCAATTACAAGCTGCACGAGAATCAGCTCATCATTTACAGGAACTAGGCTTTGCCATTATCTGCCAGTTATGTAATACGCCTCCAACAGTTCAACAGATTAAACAAAGAGCATTACAGCATGAATGGAAATGCGATAAATGCGGCACAGTTAATTCTGCTGGCAAGGCATAACCTAATCAATGCCTAGCCAAAGCAGGAAACATCGAGGCTTTCGTACTGAGCGAGTGGTCGCAACCTATCTCTCGCAATGGTGGAGAAACGCAAGCATCGGTAGGGGGTCTGGAAAAGACATTCATAATGTCCCGTTCGACATAGAAGTCAAGGCTAGAAGCGATTTCCAGCCCCTAGCATGGTTGAAACAAGTGGAGAAGAGAGCGCAAGGCAAGGAGCTGAGCGCGGTGGTGTGTCGCATGAATACCCAAGGTGAAAATGCTTCAGAGTATTTGGCATTTATGCGATTTCAAGACTTGGTTCAACTATTGCTACAAGCAGGTTACGGCGATATTCAGCAAGATTCGGTAGAATTAGAGCCTGAACGATGTACGCAATGTGGATCGTGGAAGCTAAAGGAAGTCCCATGCCGGACATGCGAGAAGGCCACTAATGCCAATATATGAATTCGAATGTACCAACGAAGAGTGCGAAGCTAATTTGCGCTACGAGAAGGAGTTATCGATCCATGAACCACACATCTGGCAACATCCATCTCTTCTAATCACTTGCTCTCTTAGCTTACGCCAAGCGGATGTACTACCTGACTGCTTAAGCTTTGACATAGATGCTCTTC